TAAAAATGGAACAAGTAATAATTAAATAAGTTAATAAGTTATGAATACTCTAAAAACAACTATGTCTAAGATTGCTCAAATAGAGCAACCTGAAAGAACTGATTTAGCTGTACACGAAGTAGAGTTAGCTAATTTTGCAGATGTAAAAACGCAACTTGATAGAGCTGAAAGTGAATATAAAAAAATTGTTGATTATACAAATAAAATTAGTGCATTAAAACAAGAAGCAAAAAAAAATACTTCTTACGAAACTTTAAATAGAATTATGTCTGAATTAGCATCAGATAAAAAGGATTTTGTAACGAAAGTAAAAGCATTAGGAATTGACGAAACAAAAATACCACAACCTAAACAATATGAAGATGCTATTAAAAGAGTAACAGCTTTATATGATAAAGGAAAGCAATATAGTTTAGAATTTCAAAAATAAATAAAAACAGAATATGAACACAAATCAAATACTAAACAAAGTAAGAGAACTTCTTGGAATGGAAGTTAAACTTGAAACAATGAAGTTAGATGATAACATTACTGTTATTGAAGCTGAATCATTTGAAGCAGGAATGGAAGTAGTCGTTGTAACAGAAGACGAACAAAAAATTCCTTTACCTGTAGGAAGCTATAACTTAGAAGATGGTCGTGTTTTGGTAGTTGCTGAAGAAGGAATCATTGCTGAAGTTAAAGAGAAAGAAGAAGAAGCTCCTGAAGTAGAAGTTGAAGTAGAAGTTCCTGCTGAAGAAGCACCAATGGAAGAAGAAATGTCAACAGAACCTACGCAAACTATTAAAAAGACTATTGAAAGCGTAGTTAAAGAAACATTCTTCGCAGAAATGGAAGCATTGAAAAAAGAAAACGAAGAACTTAAAGCTAAACTTGAAGGTAAAGTAGAAGTTGAACTTTCTACTGAAGAAACAGACGTAGAACCTATCGTATTTAATCCTGAAAACGTACAAAAAGTTGAAGGCTTTAAATTTGCTTCTAAAGGTGGAAACACTATAATGAGTAACATTTTAAATAAAATCAATAAATAAATTATAAACAACTAAAAATCAATTAATTATGGCTACTACAACGAGCATCACTACTTCCTATTCGGGAGAATTTGCAGGTAAGTACATTGCTGCAGCGTTATTGTCTGCACCAACTTTAGAAAAAGGCGGAATCACTATCCACCCGAACGTAAAGTACAAACAAGTTATTCAAAAAGTTGCTCTTGACGATATCGTTAAGAATGCTTCTTGTGACTTCGATGCTACTTCTACATTAACATTGACTGAAAGAGTTTTACAACCTGAAGAATTCCAAGTGAATTTGCAACTTTGTAAAAAAGACTTCCATTCAACTTGGCAAGCTGCTGAAATGGGTTATTCTGCATTTGACCAACTTCCTAAATCATTCTCTGATTACCTTATTGCTTACGTTTCTGAGAAAGTTGCTTCTGCAATGGAAACTACAATTTGGACAGGTGTTAACGCTACTGCAGGTCAATTCGCAGGTATTTCTACACAAATCGCTGCTGATGCTGCTTTGCCAGCTGCACAAGAAGTAACAGGAACTACAGTAACTGCTTCAAATGCTGTTACTGAATTAGGTAAATTAGTTGATGCTATCCCTGCAAGAATGTACGGACAAGAAGACTTAACTCTTTACGTTTCTCAAAACATTTACAAAGCGTACGTACGTGCCTTAGGTGGATTTGCTTCTTCAGGTGTAGGTGCTAACGGATACGACAACAAAGGAACTAACCAAGTATTGGGTGATGTTTTCTTTGACGGAGTTAAAGTATTTATGGCTAACGGACTTGCTGCTAACACTGCTATCGCTACAACTAAATCTAACTTACACTTCGCTACAGGTATCTTAAACGATATGAACTTAGTTAAAGTTTTAGATATGGCTGACCTTGACGGAAGTGAAAACGTACGTGTAGTTATGCGATTTACTGCTGACGCTAAGTATGGTTTTGCTGAAGATATGGTTACTTACGGAATCACAAACTCTGCTAACTAATAATTAGAAACTGAAAGAACGAGGGTGGTGAAATAAACGCCACCCTTTTTTGTTAAACATTAAAAAATATTTAAAATGGCTTGTGAAATAACAAATGGTCGTATTGAAGAATGTAAGGATTCGGTTTCAGGATTGAAAGCGATTTACTTTATTAACTACGACGACTTAAATTCAGATGACGTTACTTATGACGTTACGAATACAGATTTAATTGATGCGTGGACACCTGCTTCAGCATTGAACCTATACAAATACGAATTGAAAGGAAACAACTCTTTCGAAACTACTATTAACTCTTCTCGTGAAAACGGAACTACTTTCTTTGAACAAGCATTAGCTATTCAGTTGAAAAGACAAGACATCGCTACACACAAAAACGTTAAATTGTTAGCGTTTGGTAGACCGAGAATCGTTGTTAGAACAATGACTGACCAATTCTTTTTAATGGGTCTTACTCAAGGTGCTGACGTAACAGGCGGTACTGTATCTTCAGGTTCTGCTTTGGGTGACTTCAACGGATATTCTTTGACATTTACAGCACAAGAGGTAAGTCCTGCGAACTTCTTAGATTGTTCAGATGAAGCTGGTTTAGCTACTTTGTTTGCTACTTCAGGAGCAGTAGATGCTACTATCGTAACTTCGTAGATTTTCCATATATTCATAGGTGAAGCCGATTCTTTATAGGGTCGGCTTTTTTACTTAGAAACAAATACGTAAAAACGTAGTTATTAATATATGATAGTTCTTCAAGAAACAAATGACCCGCAAACTTTTAGCTTCATTCCAAGAAGCGATAGTTACGATGGTTTGTTTTTGACGGATGACCAAACTAACGTAGAAGCAGAAGTTACTATTTCAAGTAATACGATAGGGGACTACATAAACACGATTACAGCTACTTTTGACCTTAAAGAAGGACATTTCTATAACTTAGTGTTAAAAGATGGCTCAGACGTAGTTTTTAAGGATAAAGTGTTTTGCACTAACCAACCTATAGTTTCTTTTAGCGTAAACAACGGACAATATACTTCTAATTCTACAACTAACGACTTTATAGTTTATGAATAACATACACGTTCTTAAATTAAGCGAATATTCAAGACCTGAAATAAAAGAGTCTAAACGCGATGCGTGGGTAGAATACGGCGAAGACAATGACTACTATCAGTATTTGATAGATAGATATACTAATTCTACTACGAATAACGCGATTATAAACAATATAACACGTTTAGTTTACGGAAAAGGTTTGAGTGCTGTAGACGCGTCAAGAAAGCCTAATGAGTACGCTCAAATGATGGCGTTATTTTCTAAAGAATGTATCCGTCATTTGGTAAGTGATTTGAAGATGTTAGGTCAATGTGCTGTACAAATTATTTATTCTAAAGACAGAAAGAAAATTAGCAAGGTTTATCACGTTCCTGTGCAGTTATTACGTGCTGAAAAGTGTAACGAAAAAGGCGAAGTAGAAGCGTATTACTATTGTGATAACTGGCAAGACCTAAGAAACTTTACGCCAAAAAGAATACCTGCTTACGGATACTCGAACGAACCTATAGAAATAATGTTTATAAGACCTTATTCTGTAGGAATGAAATACTATAGTTACGTAGATTATCACGGAGCGTTACCATACGCAGAACTTGAAGAAGATATCGCTAACTATTTAATTAATGAAGTTAACAATGGTTTTTCGGGGCGTGCTGTTATAAACTTTAACAACGGAGTTCCTTCAGAAGAACAGCAGTTAATGATTAAACAACAAGTTTTAAATCAATTAACAGGCACAAAAGGTGAAAAGGTAATTATAGCGTTTAATAACAACCAAGATAGTAAGACTACAGTAGATTCAATGCCTGTAAATGATGCGCCTGATTTGTACAATACGTTAAGCGAAGAATGTTTACGTAAGATTATGTTAGGACATAACGTTACGAGTCCGCTTTTATTTGGTATTGCTTCTACTAATGGTTTTAGTTCTAATGCTGACGAATTACAAAACTCTTTTATCTTATTTGATAATATGGTTATTAGACCAATGCAGGAGTTATTGTTAGATGCTATAGACACTATTTTAGGTTACAATGGCGTTTCTTTAAAGACATATTTTAGAACGTTAAAGCCATTGGAGTTTACAGACTTAGAAAATGTTATTACAGAAGAACAAGCGGTAGAAGAAACAGGTGTAGACGCTACTGAATTAAGTTCACAAGACGATAAAATAGCACAAGCGTTAATTGATTTAGGAGAAGAACCTAAAGCGGAATGGCTACTAATAGACGAATCACCTGTAGACTACGATAACGACGATGCTGAAAACGAAATACTATCTAAAGAACCTAAACAATCTTTACTTAGTAAAATGTATAACTTCGTAAGCACTGGTTCTGCTTTTCCTAATTCAAAAAGTGAACAAGACAAAAATATAGACGGAATTAAATTCATTACACGTTATGTTTACGCAGGTGAAACTTCTGTTAAATCGCGTCAATTCTGTCAAAGAATGATGTCAGCAGGTAAGATTTACCGAAAAGAAGATATTATAAGAATGAGTGAGCAAATAGTTAACGAAGGTTGGGGGCCTAAAGGTGCTGACACTTATGACATTTGGTTATACAAAGGCGGTGGTAATTGCCACCATAGATGGAATAAGCAAGTATACGCAAGTTTCGAAGGTGTAGGAATAGATGTAAATAGTCCTAATGCAAGACAAATAGCAGGTAAAAAAGCTGAAGAATTTGGTTATGTAATTAAGAATCCTAAGTTAGTAAGCACAAGACCTGTAGATATGCCGTATAACGGATTTTTACCAACAAATAAAAGGTTTAAATAATGGCAGAAGCACTACTTATAACTCGTGACGATTTAGTAAGGTTTACTTCGGTTAACGGCAACGTGGACACGGATAAATTTATTCAATACATTAAGATAGCGCA